AGGCAAATATACCAATTGTTGAAGCTGAAATAGAACAAGAAAAACAAAATGCAATAAATAAAAAAGCATCAGGTAAACAAAAATTAAAAGACTTAGGTCTTGATGATGATGAGATAAAAGCATTAATGGGAGTTTAATAAATGAGTAAAATAGAAGTAAATGAAATAGTAAAAGCATCAGGTTCTACACTTACGATTGGTGGTTGTGGTACAGCAGTTACTTTAGGTTCAGGTGCTACACAATCAGGATTTGGCAGATCAGGTTCAGTAGATTGGCAAACTACTCCAAAGACAGCAACTTTTACTGCTGTGAGTGGAGAGGGATATTTTATAAATTCAGGAAGTGCGATTACTATGAATTTACCAGCAGGAAGTTCTGGTGCTATTGTTTCAATAGCTGACTATGCAAGAAATTTTGCAACACATAATTTTACTATTTCTCCTAATGGAAGTGAAAAAATTGGAGGTATAGCACAAAATTTAATATTAAGTGTTAATGGTCAAGCGGCAACTTTTGTTTATGTAGATTCAACAAAAGGATGGGTAAATGTTCAGAATGCAGAAGATACAGAAACAGGTACTCCACCTTTTATACAGGCAACAGGTGGAACAATAACAGAATGTGGAAATTGTAAAATTCATACATTTACAAGTCCAGGCACTTTTGCAGTTTCAAGTCTATCACCAACACCTGCAAATAATGTAGTTTCTTATTTAGTAGTAGCAGGAGGTGGTGGTGCAGATGGAGGAAGTGCATCTTCACAAAGTGGTGGTGGCGCTGGTGGTTTTAGAGAATATAAAAGTCCAGTAACACCTTACACAGCTTCACCTTTAGATGGTAATCCAAGCGGAACAGCTATAACAGCAACAGTTACTTCTTTTCCAATTACAATTGGTGCTGGAGGAGGAGGATTACAAACTTGTGGAGGAACTCCAACAAATCAAGCTGGAGGAAGCAATTCAGTATTTAGTACAATTATATCTGCAGGGGGTGGTTCAGGAAATCCAGGTGGTAATCCAACAGTAGGAAATCCAGGTGGTTCTGGAGGCGGTGGATCAGGTAATAATCCACCAGCGGCGGCAGGAAGTGGAAATCAACCACCAGTAACTCCACCTCAAGGAAATGATGGTGGAAATGCTGTTCCATCTTTAGGTCCAGGTGTAAGAGCAGGAGGCGGAGGTGGTGGCGCTGGAGGTGTAGGTGGTCAAGGTCAAAGTCCAAGAATAGCTGGTGCTGGAGGTGTAGGTGTTCCTACATCTATAACAGGTTCTGCTGTTTCTTATGCAGGTGGCGGCGGTGGAGGAAATCAAGGCCCTGGTGGTTCAGGAGGTGGTGCAAGTCCTTGTGGTACAGGAGGAGCAGGAAGATTAGAGGGCACAAGTCCTACAACTGGTGGATCAGGTACTGCCAATAGAGGTGGTGGAGGTGGCGCTGGTGCTAGTGGAGGTCCAGGAGGATCAGGTGGTTCGGGTATCGTAGTAATAAGGTATAAGTTTCAATAGGTAAATTATGACAAGTAAAATAAAAGTAAATAATATAGAAGATACATCAGGAAATGCACTTGTATCAAAATGTGGTTCTACTTTAACAATTGGAAAAAGTGGAGATACAATTTCTTTAGCATCAGGTGCAAGTCAAACAGGTTTTGGTAGATCAGGTTCAGTTGATTGGCAAACTACACCAAAAACTTCTACATTTACTGCGGCAAGTGGTGAGGGATATTTTATAAATTCAAGTAGTGCTATAACAGCTAACTTACCAGCAGGAAGTGCAGGTGCTATTGTTGCATTTTCAGATTATGCAAGAAATTTTACAACATATAATTTAAGAATTAGTCCTAATGGCTCTGAAAAAATTGGCGGTGTTGCCTCTGATGCTTTTTTATCTGTAGATGGTCAATCTGCAACTTTTGTTTATGTTGATTCAACAAAAGGTTGGGTTAATGTTCAAAATGCAGAAGATACAGAAAAAGGTAATGAATTTATTGTAGCAACAGGTGGAACAATAACAACTTGTGGTAATGATAAAATTCATACATTTACAAGTCCAGGTACTTTTACAGTTAGTCAAGTCCATCCATGTGCTGCAAATAATCTTGTTTCTTATGTAGTAGTTGGTGGCGGTGGAGCAGGTGGAACAGATTATTCTGCGACTTCTGGTGGTGGAGGTGGAGCAGGTGGTTTTAGAGAAACAAAATCTCCAGCAACACCTTACACAGCAAGTCCTTTGGATGGATATTCAACTCCAGGAAATAGAATTACAGTTACAGCCACAGGTTTTCCAATTACAGTTGGTGCTGGAGCAACAGCAAATCCAAGTGGTCCAGGTCCAGAAAGTTTTTCAAATGGAAGTAATTCAATTTTTTCAAGTATAACATCTGCTGGTGGAGGTGGAGGAGCTAGTAATAGACAAAGTTCTCCTAGTCCATCAAGAATTGCTGGTAGCGGTGGATCAGGCGGAGGTGCAAGTTTTTATAGACCAAGTTGTAATGGAAGTGGAAATACCCCTCCTGTTACACCTGCTCAAGGAAGTAACGGTGGTACTGCTGGTACACCACCTGCGTATTCTTCAGGTGGTGGTGGCGGAGCTGGCGCAGTTGGTGGAAATGGTTCTAGCTCAAAAGGTGGTGATGGTGGAGCTGGAGTAAGTTCTGAAATAACAGGTTCAAGTGTTACACGATCTGGTGGCGGTGGTGGAGCCGCTTGGGAAGATGGACCTGCAAGTTCACATGGTGCAGGTGGAAGTGGTGGTGGAGGTGCTGGTGGACCAGATGGTGGAAATGCAGGAGTTGCTGGAACAACTAACACAGGTGGTGGAGGAGGTGGTGCTTCAGGAGCATCTTCAGAAGGTAATCTTGGTGGTAATGGTGGCTCTGGTATAGTAATAATAAGGTATAAATATCAATAGTTGATTCAAATGATGAATATGATAAGGAGATAATATTATGGCACACTTTGCAAAAATAGGAATGAATGGAAAAGTTATTCAAGTTTTAACTATGGATAATGATGAAATCAAAGATGATCAAGGTAATGAGATTGAAGCAAAAGGTCAAGAATGGTTAGAAAGACATAATAACTGGCCAGCTCAAATGTGGATTCAAACTTCTTACAATACAATCAATAATACTCATAAAGAAGGTGGTACACCATTTAGAGGAAATTATGCTGGAATAGGTTATACTTGGGATGAAGATGATCAAATCTTTTGGCCTAAAAAACCTTATCCATCTTGGGTAAAAGATGTATCAACTGCTAGTTGGAAGTCACCAATCGGAGATGCTCCTGAGTTATCAGATGATGAAAAAGAAACTCATACCTATCTTTGGAATGAAGAAGGACAAAGCTGGGATAAAACAGAATTATAATATTTTATGGGTGGTGGCCTAAATAAAAAAATACTTTCAAAAATAGATTTATATACTGGAACAATTTTAATGCCAAAAGGTTTTGAAATTGATAAAGAAATTTTAAAAAAAGATATACTTACACATAATATTAAAGATTGTCCTTTTCCTTTTTCAAAAGATTGGGATAAATTAAATACTTATTTAAGAGAACATATCTATTTAGAATATGGTTTTACTTTAATTAATAAATTGACTACTGGTTTTATGTTTAAACCAAATCAATCTAATTTACCTGAATGTGAAAACAATAAAGTTGATTTAAGAAACTCACCTGATTATGTGATGTTATATGGTGTAGATTTACAAAATAGTAAAGTTAGAATTTATTATGATGATAATAGAAGAGCAGGAAGAAGTTGGGATATTACTTTAGAAAACAATAAATTTATTATGTTTCCTAGTACCTTAATTTATCACATATCAAATAATCAAAAAGACAAACTAAATTTTATTCTTAAAACAACTTATGAATATATTTAATCACTATTGGTATTTTAAATCTGCATTAACACCTAGATTTTGTGATGAAGTTATAGCTTATGCAAATCAACAAAAAGAAACAATGGCAATTACTGGTGGTTATGGAAGCAATAGAGATTTAAAAAAAAAACCTTTAAATAAACAGGAAGTATTAGATTTAAAAAAAAAGAGAAACTCTGATTTAGTTTGGCTTAATGACCCTTGGATATACAAAGAAATACATCCTTTTGTACATGAAGCAAATAGAAATGCTGGTTGGAATTTTGATTGGGATAGAAGTGAGTCTTGTCAATTTACAAAATATAAGTTAAATCAATATTATGATTGGCATTGTGATAGCTGGGATAAACCTTATGAAAGAGAAGATAAAAACCACCCTGAACATGGTCGTATAAGAAAACTATCAATGACTTGTCAATTAACAGATGGTTCAGAATATAAAGGTGGAGAATTAGAATTTGATTTTAGAAACTATGAACCACAAATGAGAGATGAATCAAAACATAGAATACAATGTAAAGAAATATTACCAAAAGGTTCTATAATTGTATTTCCTAGTTTTGTATGGCATAGAGTAAAACCAGTAACATATGGCACAAGATATAGTCTTGTAGTTTGGCATTTAGGGAGGCCTTTTAGATAATGTTTATAAATAGTTATTTTCCGACTGTAATTTGGAGTGAGGAAAAACCAGAGTTTGTTAAATCTTTAAATAAAGCAAGTAACAAATATATTACTGATGCTCGTAAAAGGGAGAAAGAATTTATTAAAAAACATGGTGACTTTGGTAGATCATATCACTCAACACCATTAACACATGATAATGATTTTTTAGATTTTAGAAATTATGTTGGTCAAAAATCTTGGGAGTATTTAGATCATCAAGGTTATGATATGTCACAATACACAACTTTGTTTTCTGAACTATGGGTACAAGAATTTGCTAAAAAAGGTGGTGGTCATCACTCTGCACATATACATTGGAATCAACACGTATCAGGTTTTTACTTTTTGAAGTGTAGTGATAAAACTTCTTTTCCAATATTTCATGAACCAAAGACTGGTGCAAGATGTACTAAATTAAAAATGAAACCTGATTTAAAAGGTATTTGGGGTGGTCATGAACAATTTCATATAATACCCAAACCAGGTACATTAATTATATTTCCAGGTTATTTAGAACACGAATATGCAGTTGACTTTGGTATTGAACCTTTTAGATTTATACATTGGAATATTCAAGCTGTTCCTAAAGAAATGGCAAAAGATGTTTAAAAAAAATAAATATGCAGTAATAAAAAAAGCTATAGATAAAGATTTAGCAACATTTTGTATGAATTATTTATTAATGAAAAAACAAGTTTATGATACTTGTTTAAAAGAAAGATATATTTCACCATTTGAAACTATGTTAGGATATTATGAAAGAGAGAATGAACAAATACCAAATACCTTTTCGTTTTATTCTGATATTGCTATGGAAACACTTATGCTTAAATGTCAGCCAATAATGGAAAAAACAACAGGTTTAAAATTATATCCTGCATATACCTATGGAAGAGTTTATAAAAAAGGTGATATTCTTAAAAGACATAAAGATAGGTTTAGTTGTGAAATATCTACAACAATGAATTTAGGTGGAGATGAATGGTCAATATATTTAGAACCATCAGGAAAGTTAGGTAAAAAAGGTATTAAAGTTGATTTAGAAGCTGGTGATATGCTTGTGTATCGAGGTTGCGAACTAGAGCATTGGAGAAAAAAATTTAAAGGCAAAGAATCAGTACAAGTATTTTTACATTATAATAATCAAAAAACAAAAGGTTCTAAAGAAAATATTTTTGATAAAAGAAAACATTTAGGACTTCCAAACTGGTTTAAAAGATGATAAACCGAAAACTGGTGGGTGAGTTTTACCACCAAACCACCAAACTCACCTGCCTTATATTATTATTTATGCTTAACAGTTGTGCTAAATATGAACCAAATCCATATACAACTATAGTAAGATTTTTAATAGATACACAATGAACAAAAATGTTTTAATTTGTATTCCATCTTTTGATCAAAAAATACATTTACAAACTATATCTTCAATAATTTCTGTAAGGGATACTTTAAACCAAGCTAAAATAGGTTGTGGTATGATGTGGTTAAGAGATAGCTTAATTACAAGAGCAAGAAATAAATTGGTTGCAGAGTTTTTAAAACAAAAAGAATATACACATTTATTTTTTATAGATGCAGATATTATCTTTGAACCACAACAATTTATAAGAGTATTATTATATGATCAACCTTTAACATGTGCTTCTTATCCAATAAAACATGAAGCAACTATAGAAAAAGGTGATGCTAGTTTTGGTTGGTCTC